CGTTTGACTTCGTGATCACCAACATTGGCGATCCGGTGCACCTGGAGATCAAAAACGTGGATTACCTGGCGTTTCGCGACGGTTGGCTTGAGCACGACGACGGCAGCATCGAGGCCCCCGAGCACATCGAGATGCAGGTCCAACACCAGATGGCCGTGTCCGGCTTCAAGCGTGCATTCATCGGCGCGTTCATCGGCGGCAACCGGGGCGTGGTGATTGAGCGCCACCGCGACGAGGACGTCATCAAGGCGATCAAAGCCAAGGTGGCCGACTTCTGGCGCACGGTGGACGCGGGCGAGGAGCCCGACCCGGTGATGCCAGGCGATGCCGAGGTGCTGATTCGCTTGAACCAGTACGCCAAGCCGGGCAAGGTGCTGGACGCCAGCAGCGACGACGTGCTGGCCGATCTGATCGAGCGCTACAAAAAAGCCGCAGCCGATGAGGCCAACGCCAAGGACGACAAGGACGTGGCCAAGGCCGAAATTTTCAAGCACATCGCCGATGCCGAAAAGGTGCTTACCGGAGCCTGGACGCTCAGCGCCGCCATGCAGGCCGACACGCCGCCAACGCTGATCACAGAGAACATGGTTGGTACCAGCTACGGTGGGCGAAAAGGCTTCAGAAATTTGCGAATAAACCCACGCAAACCCATGAAGTGATGTTAAACTGTTGCAAAGCCCCAAACAGGGCCAAGCCCGCCACCGGTCGGCCACCGGGTTTTCAGGAGCAACTCAAATGAGTCAAGTCGCTGTTATCAACGAAGTCCGAAGCGCCATTGAGCGCATGTCCCCGCAATTCAAAGCTGCCCTGCCAGCGCACGTCAGTGTTGACCGCTTTGTGCGCGTCACGTTGACCGCCGTGCAGACAAACCCAAACTTGCTGAGCGCTGATCGCCGCACACTGTTTGCAGCCGCCACCAAGGCCGCACAGATGGGCCTGCTGCCAGACGGCCGCGAAGGCGCGATCGTCACATTCAAAGACCAGGCGCAGTGGATGCCGATGGTCGCGGGCATCATGAAGTTGGTGCGCAACTCGGGCGAGATCAGCACCTGGTCGGTTCAGGCGGTCTACGAGAACGACCAGTTTGATTTTTGCTTGGGCGACGAAGAGCACATCACGCACAAGCCAAACTTGTCCAACCGAGGCAAACTGATCGCGGTCTACTCCATCGTCACCATGAAAGACGGCGAGAAGTCCCGCGAGGTCATGAGCGTCGAAGATGTGCTGGCGATCAAAGCCCGCAGCCGATCCGGCAACTCCGGCCCCTGGGTGTCCGACTTTGCCGAGATGGCCAAGAAGACGGTCATTCGCCGCCACAGCAAGCGCCTGCCTTTGAGCACCGACATTGACGGCGTTCTGAAAGAAGACGACGAGCTGTTCATGCCCGAGCCAGCGCAGGCTGCGCCAGAGGCCGTACAAGCCGCCGAAGCGCCATCGGCAACCCGACGCCCCAGCCGCTTGCAAAAGGTCGCGGAACAGGCCCCAGAGGCCGCCACACAGGCCGACGACGACGGTGTGATCGACATGCCAGCCGCTGACATGCAAAGCGAAGAGCACGACAGCCCCATCTGATTTACGGGCCGAAAGCGGATGCTGGCGTACAGAGAGTCCTCGGCTCTGACCAACCAGACGCAGCGAGTAGGCCCACCTTTTTTATCAACAGGAAAACCCCATGAAAAAAACACTGATTGCGATTTGGCTTGCCGCTGTTGCCACAACCACTTGGGCAGCATGCACAACCCACACCATCATGCAAAACGGAAAAATCGTCACTTGCACAACTTGCTGCTACGGCAGTAACTGCACAACAACCTGCTTTTAAGGAGAAACCCGTGGAATACCGCATTTACCTCATTCGCGAAGTCAACAGCGACACCATTCGCCTTGTGCGCGCAGGCAGCAAAGCCCAAGTGCTGCGCCACCTGGTCAAAGACCGCTTTGTGATTGAGAACCCCAGCACTGCTGACGTCGGCGATTACGTCGAGGCCGGTGTGCCAATCGAGCGCGTTGCCAACAACGACAACGCGGACGCCATCTAAAACCAGGAGTTCACCATGAGCGACAACAAACCATCCCCAATCAGCGTTGCAGCCGCAACAGACGTGTCCGAGTTCTTCACCGATCTGGACGGCGGCATCTTTGAGCGCAAGCTCTCAATCGCACTTTCTCAAGTGGCAGCTGCTTGCACCGACCACGACAAGGTCGGCGAGGTCAACATCAAGCTGTCGTTTTCGCAGATTCCAGGCACGGGCCAGGTGCGCTGCGAGCACACGCTCAAATTCGTCAAACCCACGCTGGACGGTAAGTCTGGTGAAGAAGAAAAACGCGCCACCGTCCTGCACGTTGGCAAATACGGCGCACTCTCGCTCGCTCAGCCATCGCTGATGGGCAAGCAGGGTGAGCTGGTTTAAGGAGCCCCACATGATCAACAAAGAAGCCATCGAAGCCCTGCAATTGTCAGAGGCCATCACGCAAGCCAACGCCAACATCAGCGCCTCATTCATTGCAGCGCTGCCAGAAGACTTCCGTCTGCACGACCTGGAAAAACACCAGATTGTTCGCCGCCGGGCCATCGGCATCATGAAGACCAACGCACTGTCAGACTTTGCCGCTTATGTGAAAGATCACGCGGAAAACGGAGCCACAGTTTTTGTCAATGCTCCCGCCATGGCTGCCACAGCGGTCTTGAATCTTGGCACACCAGACGCGCCAGGTCAGTCCGACAACTTGGCTGTTTTGGAGGCAAAACGCACAGCGGCATTTCAAGCGATGCTTGCGGTGGCCGGCGGATCAGCTCACAGCCAGCAAACCATTGCTGAGTTCTTGGAGGACTGGCCAAGCATGGTGTCTTGCTTTAACGAAGATGGCACCATTCCAAACCCCAAAGCCATCGCCGCTGTTCGCAAGGTCACCATTGAGTCAATGCGCAAGATGGAAAACACCGAAAAGCAGCACGCAGCCAGCCGCAGTGCTTTTGAGAGCATCCAAGCGACCAGCACGGAGCCGCTGCCAACGCTGATCTACTTTCAAACCGTGCCGTACCACGGCCTGCAAAGCCGCCTGTTTGTTTTGCGCCTTGGCGTTCGAACAGGCAACGACAAACCGGCCATCACACTGCGCATTCAAAACATGGAGCAGCACGAAGAAGACATGGCCAACGAGCTGGCAGATCACGTGCGAAAAACAGTGACCAACGTCCCTGTGCTCTTGGGCGTGTACCAATCGAAATAAAAACAAGGGCCTCCTTCGGGGGGCCCGTCTGGAGAGCAATATGGAGAAGTTCGAAAACCAACTGCTCACGCCGCAGCAAGTGTCCGATCTGTTGCAGATCAACGTCGGCACACTTGAAAACTGGCGCATGGCAGGCAAGGGGCCAAAATTTATCAAGCTCGGAGGCGGCCCACGCGGGCACGTTCGGTACCGCTTGCAAGACGTCGAGGACTGGATGTTTGAGGACGCAAAAACAGGAGAACAGAAATGAGTATTCCGCCCACATTTAAAAAAGCTGGCGATCACTTTGACCCTTACGCCAGTGAGGCAGACACCGCAGAGCTGCTGCGCATCGGCAAGATGCCAGAGGCCTTGCGTTTAGCCGACATGCTGGAGAGAGAAATGCAGCACCCAGGGCACGGCAGAGCCGCAGACTGCCTGCGCAAGATGCATGACTTACTGATTGGCTGCGAGAACGAGATGCGCTACGCAGGCTGGAACAAGCGGAAAGCTGACAACCCAGCGCGGAACGACGTGTACGAAGAGGTCAAGAAATTATTGGAGCCGAACAAATGACTGAAGCCCAGTTTCTTTGGTTGACCAGCAACGTGTTTTTGGCTGCGTGGATCGGCAAGCACTGGATGAATGGCATTTTGTTTGCAACCTATGCAATTTTTGCCCTGCTGAAATGACCCAGTCCCGCACTGCATCTCTGATCGAGTCCGTGTTCAACGTGGTGATCGGCTACGGCGTGGCACTGGCCAGCCAGATTGTGATTTTCCCGATGTTTGGCATTCACCTACCACTGTCCGACAACCTGGCGATCGGAGCCTGGTTCACCATTATCAGCCTGGTGCGCAGCTATGCGATCAGGCGTTGGTTCAACGCGCGGCTGCACAGAGCCGCACAAAAACTTGCAGGCGTGAAATGAAAAAACAAAAACCTAAGCGGCCGGTCTACGTCTACCGCTACAGCCTTTTTGATGTGATGCTGGCCAGTCCAAGCGAGCCGTTGCCAGAGCCTTTGCAGCGGCACCAGCTCACGCGCATGCACCAGGGCTTGGACGCCATGGAAAAAGCACCAGAGCCCACCACGGACGACTGGCGCGTGGTCAGCGATGCGGTCAACATCATGGAGACCCTGATCACCGGCAGCCCTTGGTTGGACTGCGATGGCGATCCGGTTGAAATCAAAGACGAGTCCGGGTTGCTCCCTGATGCCGTTGCCGCCATGGCCATGGCCGGCAAACGCCACCGCTTAGGCGGAAACATCCGTTTGGACGGTGCAGGCATCCAGGCCGTGCGCGGCGTGCTGGCCGACTATGCTGGGTTGCTTGAAGTGCTGCCAGCCAGAACCATGATCAAAGCGCACCGAGATACCGAGCGGCGCATTCACGAAATACTCGCAGGCAAGAAAAAGCCGCACGATGTGGAGGTTATGTCGCTATGAGCATAGAAGCAATGAAGCGCGTGGCGCAGTTAGTAAAAGAAGGTCACGTCGGCAAAGCGCTCTCGGCCATCGATGCCGCCATCGAGGCCGCTGAGAAGCAGGAGCCAGTGGCGTTAGGGCAGGAGCGTGAAGCGTTTGAGGCGTGGCACGACAGCTTTTTTGAAAGCAAAGGGCACGCAGCACATCACAGATTTCATGACCGAGATGGCTACTGCATTGATGAGCTCCAAAACCAATGGAAGGGGTGGAAAGAACGAGCAAAGCGCACCACTCCACCCGCAGCACCTGTGCAGGAGATAAACGCGCTGAAAAACGAGGCGTGGAACTCGGGTGTCTGCCCGGTCTGTAATTCCAAAGACGAACGCGCAGCACCTAATGTGGCTTCGCCACGGGTGCAGGAGCCTGTGGCGTGGCTGCACCCAGATTGGCCAGCCTACAGAGGAGCAACATCTCCGGTTGTCACTTATCCTACAAATGGTTGGAAACCTCTCTACACCACCCCACCCGCAGCACAGCCAGCACCTGTGCAGGAGCCTGTGGCGTGGGCCAAACAGACCGATAAGAAACTGCGAATTACGCACATGAATATGCAAGGCGAAGAAGGCTGGCGTCCCCTTGGGTATTCAGACACCACCCCACCCGCAGCACCTGTGCAGATCGGAACCATTGGGCACATTGGCAACGGCAAAGCAACGCTGACTGCAAGCATCCTGTCAACCCTTTACACCGCCCCGCCAGCAGCACAGCGGCAAGTTCCGCAGGAACGTAAATGGGTTGGGCTGACAGATGAGGAGATTGAACTGATATTCAGAGAAAGCTCTGGGTACGGCGGTGATGATTTCCAGTCCTTTGCCCGAGCCATCGAAGCCAAACTCAAGGAGAAGAACACATGACCCCCGAAGAAATGCGGCTCGACATGCTGGTTGCCGAGCTGGACTACGAGAACCGTTTGTTGCGTGCGCGCAATCAGCGGCTCACCACTGAAAACGAGTGCATGGCAGACCAAATCAGGGGGCTTTTACAAAACCGGATCGCGCAGCCTCAGTCCAGCCCCGAATCGGACGACCCCTGCCCGGGCTGCCTCAAAGGCGGCGTTTGCCGTACGCCAAATTGCGGACGCTTGAAGCTGCCAAAAAACCACCCGTACCGCATCGGCAACTGAAATGTCATGGATATACATCTGCACCCTGCTCGGCCCAGGGCTGCACTGGTCAAAATCACCGGCCTGCATCCAAGCAGCAATCGACCAAGCTGAGCGCGATGGCAAGCATGCGGAAGCCGATCACCTGCGCATCATCCTGGAGCGCAACAAGCTGGTTGGATTTGTCACTCCAGAAGAAAAAAACCCGCCGGGTTAGGGCGGGCAAGGTTCCCAACAGGAACAGGAGGCAATCATTCAAGCGCTGCGGGTGGATTGCCTTGCGGCGCTTGCATCTTGCGCCATTCGCGTTCCAGCTCGCTTTCGCCTTCGGGCATCTCTGGGGTTGTTGGCATCGCGGCCTCAATTCCGCCAGATGTGTCGCCCTCAACTGCTGGCGGATTCCACACAGACGATGTGGCCCCAGTGACCGTTCCAGCCTCTCCTGCCGTCGCTCGCACTGCCCGAGGCACCTGGCCTGCCGCGTGCTGCTCCAAGAACTTCACCACGGACGCAACCTCAGCTGGGTCTTTGGCCATCAGCATGTCGGCCAGCTTGTCGGCGACCTTCGGTGTGATGGTCTTGTTGCGCAGGCTTTTGAGCGTGATGTTTGCAAGCGCAGAGCCAAAGTTGCCGGTGACAGCGGACGAGATTGCATCGCCAACCGCAGGGCCTTCGTCCAAGCCTTCGGCCATGGCTTGCCGTTTGGCTGTTTGTGATCCCCCCAGGATTTTGTTGGCCTGCTGGAACAACTGCGACTCGCGCTCCAGTGCAGACTGAAACAAACGGAAATGCGCGGGGTCGTCAAACAACGGCTGGAGTTTGGCCGTCATTTCCGGATGATTGATGATGTTGCTGGCGGCGTTGCGATTTTGCGATGTGCCCATGATCTGGCCGTAGATGCTGCGCGCCACGCCTGTGCGGAACGCATCCTTTTCGGCTGTGCCCATGCCGGACACCAGCTTAATCACCTGCTCGTGATCCATCTTGCCAAAATCATTCATGCCAGCGCGAAGTGCGTCGATCACCTCCATGTCGCCAGCGTAGGCCTTGCGTGCCTCGCGGTAAACGGGCACGTTTTCGTCGATGGCGTTCACAAACTCTTTGCGCAAACTGCGAAGCGCGCTGGCCTCTGCCGTGCTCATGCCTTGGCCTTTGAAGCCCGAGTCGATCGTCGCATCGATGCCGCGTTTGATGTAATCCAGCGTGCGAACATCGGGCAGCTTGGCCAGCTCCAAGATTTCAGCACCGGTATCGGTGAACTTGCCAGTTGGCTTGTAAATCTCGGGAAGCGCGAACTTGGATGGGTCTTCGCCGCGAAGTTTTGCAGCCTGAGCTTCGGTGTCAGCAATCGCGCGGGCCTTGCCCCAGAACGCTTGAAATTGCGGGTTTTTGAGCGCCTCAATGATTCGAGGGTCATCCACATCGCCCCAAGCATACGCTTCGTCGTACATGGTCCCGGCTTTGTTGCGCAGCTCTTTGACCAAATTGGCCTCGTCGGCGTAGTAGTCGCCAGGTTGCAGGCCTTTTTGAACCTGCTGGTAGGTGCGCTCCCGAGCCCCTGTTTTTTGCTGAGACAGCGCCTTTTCGACTTTGCGCGTGCCTTTGCCTGTGCGCTGGGCCACCGCCTCGGCCAAGTCCGCCAAGGCGTAATCCACGTTGGCCACAGTGCTCGGCACACCCATGGATCGGTCGCGCATCATCATCTGCTCGATCTGCTGTGGCGTCAGACCTGCCTCTTTCATAGCACCCGAAAATTTCTCACCAGCGCGCGATGCAATCGATGCCTCGGAAGGAGCCAAACGGTCGCGCAGCCACTGACCAGCGCCCTTGGCGCTTCGAAGAACAACTGGTGCCCCGCCGCCGATGATGGTGCCCAGAGTAGCGCCTGTAAGCGCGCCTGAGCCCCGCTCGCCTTCGGTTGCCGACCCAGCACCAGAAACAGCGCCTGTCGCGCCTCCAAGGGCCGCTAAACGCGCCAAAGCGCCCATCGTTGAGCGCCCGGCTTGCGTGACGGCTTGTCCTTGAGCGCCCGGAACAAACATCATGCCGACTGCGGGGGCCATGCCACCGGCAAACTCGGCGGCCATCGCTGTTGCCGGGTTTTCGCGGGAATACTGAGCGTACTCCTGGCGAATCTGCTGCAAGGCCTGCTCGTATGGCTTGTTGCCCAGCTTGGATCGCAACCAGGCTTCGCCCTCGTCGCCCCAGCCCATTCCAAGGCCTTGGCCCAGAAAGGCGCGAGCGGCACCTGTCATTTTTTCTGCCATTATTCAAGCCCCCCGGGTGTGCTTGTCTCGCGGTACAAGCCTTGGTTGATCTCGTTGAGCCGCTTTTGCTGCTTCTCAAGGCCGCGCTGCAAGGCACCGTAGGCGTTGAGCATGATGCGCTTGCGCTCTTCCTGGTTCTTGGATTTTGCACCAGAGACTTGCGACAGCAGCTTCAAGTCCGAGTCAGACAAGACGCCCTTCATCTTTTCACCAGCAGAGCTGATCATCTGATCGGTGAGCAAGTTCTCAAGCTCCTGCGTGTTGAGCAGCACAGGGTCTTTGGACCCTGCCGCTTCCATGCCGATGCGTGTCGCTTTGTCGACCAGCGACCCGCCCATGCTGTTCTTGTTGAGGTCAAACGCCCGTTTCAAGATACCCATGGACCCTTTGATGGTGGCCAATGAATCCTCGGCCTCTGTCTTCAGTTTGACCTCTGGCCCGGTCAGCTTGGCCGCCTGTTCCTGCTGGAAGCCAAACCTCTGTTGCGCCAGAGCCTGATTGGCTTGCGCGACGGAAACGTTGGCGAGCGTAGCGTTGATTTGCGCCATCTGCTTGTCGACGTTGTTCTCGGCAATCTTGGCCACGCGCGCCTGGAACTCAGGCGAGCCGGGGCGCAGACCCTCGTCCTTGGCCTGCTTGCCGGCGGCGGACTCGGGCTCGCCCGACTTGATGTACTGCTCCAGCAGCTTGGTGGCCACGGCGCGCTTGTCCTTCATCTCTTCGCCGGCCAGCGTGCGCAGCGTGTTGAGGTCTTCTTTGGCCCCAGACATGCGCAGATTCTGACCCTCAAGAGCGAGTTGCATCTTGCCAGAACGTGCGGCGCGCTCGGCATCTCGCGCTTCTTTGCTGTACTCGCCCATGGCCTTGCCGGCGGCTCCCAGGCTTTCTGTGAAGCTGCCTGTGCGCGTTGGTGCACCAAATGCGGCCGCCAGGCGGAAATACATCTCGGCCTTAGAGGGAGCTTGGTCTCCACCTTGAGCAGCTGCGCTTTCAAGCATCTTCAGGAATCGTTCTTGCTCCTGCGTCGACGCGCGGCGAGCGGCCTCAAGCTCCCGGCCGTAAACCGAAGACTGCGGGCCTTCCTGGTAGCGGGACAGCATCTGAGCCAAGCCTTCAGGCATCCCCGGGATGGCAGGGACTGGTTGAGCAACAGCAGCGGCCACGGGCGCGGCCTCACCGAACCCACCGCTCATGGCGGGCGTGGTTCCTGCGTCCTGAACCTCATATTTTTGAGTGAGGTCGTTCAATCCGCCCCCGGCAAACCGGCGGCGAACGATGCCGCCGCGAGCCCAGCCGCCGTCACCACCGTCAGAGCCGCCATCGCCGCCGCCACCATCAGAACCGCCGTCAGCGCCATTGTCCCCGCCGGAGTTGCCGCTACAAAAGCGCCAGAACTGCCGGAATCTTGCCCTAAGCCGCTGGAGTAACCTCCGGTGTCCCCAGAGCCGAATCCACCGCTCATCGCTTCGGTTGTGCCGCTGTTTTGACCGTAGGCATCGCTCATGGCGTCCATGGAGTTGATGCCTGCCATGCTACCGACGCCGTATCCCGGCGCAGCGCCGTAGCCTGTGTTGCCGTAGGTGGCTTGGCCCATGTCAACAACATCGACGTTCTGATTTGGCGTGGAAGAAAATCCCAGCACTGAGCCCAGTAGGCCGCCAGAGTACGAGTTGGGATCGCCAGCAAACGACGACTGTTCTGGGCTTGCATAACCGCCGCCTTCAGATGATGCTTGAGCTGGGGCCGCGCTTGCCGCGTTCTGGCTTGGTGTCGCGCCGATGTACGCCAGCGGGGCGAGTGGCGCAAACGTTGGAATCAACGCGCCAGGCGACACCGTACCGGGCAGCGTGGGCATCTGACCGGTATAGCCGAATTGGGCCTGCTTGTAGATGTCAATCGGGTTAATAGGGCCGCGCGCTGCCTGACTGTCAAACGCCGCTTTGTCCGCTAAATACCGTGGCATCGCCTCGTTGTACTTTGCGATCAACGCGTTGTAGTCGTTAATTTGCTTTTCCGGGGAGGTATTTTCGGGAGCCGTCGGCGCAACTGGAGCCACACCGCTGAACACCGTTGTAGGGCTACGAACCCCATACAGCCGCATGATTTTGTCGAGTTCGTAACCCATTTCGTTTTCCTTTTTAGCTTGTCAGGCCTTTGTACGTGTACAGCCCGGTGGCAAGTTGTGACAACGGCGATGCCGAGTAAGTGCCGCCGGTTGTGCTGCCAGACTGCGTTGTGCTGGTGGGCGTGATTGGAGCCATGCCGCGCACCTGTGTGCTGAGCCAGTCGAGCTGCTGCTTGGGATAGTTTTGCTGCTCAATGTAGGCAGCCTTGGCCGCATTGAGCTGAGCCTGCGCCTGGGCCTGTTGGCTTGCGCCCGCTGATTCAAGCGCGGCCACATCGGCGGTGTTCATGGCTTGGCCGGTGCGTGCAAGGTCGGCCATCTGAGTCAACGCACCTTGCTGGCGTGTGAGGTCCGCCTGTGAAGCACCCATGGCCTGACCGTATCCAGCCTGTGCGAGTTGCGCCTGCTGGTTCATGATGGTTTCATTCGTGTCGCGCAGTGCGCGTGCGCCGAATTCGCCCATGCGTGTGCCTCCGAAGCCGCCCGCTCGGATAAAAGAGTCCTGCACCGCAGGCAGCAGATTCTCGGAAAGATTTCGCGCGCCCTGCTTTGCCATCACGTCCATCACCTGCGACTGGTACGGGTTCATGTACGCGTTGATGTTTTGAACCGAAGTCTTGCCAGCCAGGTCTTGAATCCCAGACTGCGCTGTTTGCAAGCCGGGTTGCCACACGCCCTGGTTGCTTTGAATGTTCTGGTACGCCTGCTGCTGCAAAGGAGACAGCTCTGCCACCGTTGGCAGCTCGTAGGGCTGAAACGGCGTGTTTGCCACGTTGGTGGCCAGTTGAATTTGGTTGTAAATCGCGTCTTGCATCCACTTTGGGGTCTCGGTGGATGATGTGGTGTAAGAGGTCGCCGTTTGAGGCGATCCTTGGAACAAACTGCCCATTATTTGGACTCCTTCAAGTATGCAAGTGGTGATTTGGCGTTGGGGCTGAATTTTCCTTGGGCAAGCGCTTTGCCTTTGTGTGAGCGAAGAGCGGACCTCATGTCGTCCAAACGACGAGCCCCCTCTTTGGTGGACCCATCGCCGAGCATCGCCACTGTTTCAGCATCCATCACGTATTCCCCATCAGAAAGTCGCGCATCAATCGTGTCAGCGCGACCTGAGCCCGCTCCACGCGCCATGCGCGCCACCGTTGAAAGCGCGCCCCCTTGAGCATATCCGGGCCGCTGCACGGGTTGATTGTAGGCTCCAGAAGAGATTTTGTTCCAGTTTTGCGCCATGTAGCTTGTCAAATCCATGCCGGCAGAGGTTGCGTCACGCTGCATCGCACCCCAGTCAAACGCTTGCGATGGGCGGTTGAAGTATTCCCGCTGCTCTGGAGACATAGCCTGCACCGCCTGCTGGACCTCGGGCGGCTGGCCACCGAGTGCGTTTGCAAGAAGCATGGCCTTCATCGCGGTGTTTGTGTTCAAACCAAAACCCGAATCTGCCGATGCAACTGGCGCTGTCGTTTCTCCAAATCCGCCCTGCATCGCAGCTGTGGTGCCTGCGGTGCCCGGTGCAATGTCGCCGCCAGACCGCATCGAATCAACTGCGATTTGCGATGGTTTGAGCATGCCAGTAGCCAGCCCGGCCAATGCGCCACCTGTGGCGGCTGTCTTTGCGTCGTAGCCAGCGGTCATCATGTTGCCGAAGTTCGTGCCCGCCGACTTGAATGCATCGCCGCCAACGCCGCCAACAGCCTGACCCAAAGCCTGGCCAGCGACGCCTTGCAGCGCGCCCTTGCCGAAGCCCTGGCCAGTCAGCGCACCCGCTGCACCGCCCACAAGGCCGCTGCCAAGCAGCGCTTGCCCAGTTTGCCCCAAACCCAGTCCAAGCGCGTTGTTGGCTGCGCCGCCAACAGCGCCGCCCAACCCTCCGCCCAGGCCGCCAAGCAAGGCACCCTTCATCACATCGCCACCGGTCAGGGCAGCAGCCCCGCCGCCAAGCACCGCGCTGCCAAGCATGGATGCACCGATGCCCGATGCGCCCAGCGCCGAACCAATCGCGGTCCCGATTCCTGGGGCAAGGAAAGTCAGCGCGATTGGAGCCACAGCCTTAAACAAGCTTTTGAACGACAGGAACTCAGGCAGTCCAGTGTTGGGGTTGATGGTTCCAGCACCACCAGCACGTCGCAGCATCGCGGCCTCGCGCGGATTGATGTGGGCCAGCATGGTGTCGCCACCACGGCCTTGACGGCGCAAATGCTCGGCAGCCTGGGCCAAGCCGCCGCGCGCTAATTGCATCGGCTGCTCTGGCATGGCCATCGGAGCCTGTGCACCACCTTGGGCGTTGAGCTGAGCATCAATGATGTACAGGGCGGCCAGAATGGAAATCAGAAACACCTCGTCAAAATGCTCTGGCATGTCTTCTTGGTCAACATAACCATCAGCCACGGCGGCCTGTCGAACCTGTGGATAGGCCTCTGGCGTTTGAAGCGCAAACTCCAACATCTTGATCAGCTCTTGCAGCCCTTCTGGCGTGATCGGATTGGTCTGCATTTGCTGCTCAAGCGCCCGCACCGCCTGCGGAAACTCTGGGTTTTGGCTGGCGATTTGTAAGATTTGCTGTTTGTCCATCTGCGTGCTTTCCATGGTGTTACGACAGCGCTTGGGCGAATCGTTCAGCCCAATCGCGCCAATTTTCAAACCCGTAAGGGTTGGGCAAGTTTCGTCCCAGTGTGGTGTTGTTCAAAAATTGCATAGCCCAGTCTTGCCACCGGGCTTCATCTTCAAGTCGCCCCAGCGCTCCGTAGCTGTCGAGGTCGAGCATCATCTGATCTGCCCAGTCGCGCAGCTCCATCATTTGGGGTCGGGTGATTGCGGTCATCCGAGCACCGTCTTGTCGCCGTTGTCCATGTGAGCCAGGATTTGGCCCATCTGGTAATCGCCGCCAACCGCGTTGGACTCAAATCGCACACGCAACTCGCGGCGCTGCTCTTTGAGCATCACGATCTGCTCGAATGGCTGGTTGGCCACCTCAGGGAACGTGAAATCGGTGCTGTAGACCTCGGGAGCTCGGGCATTGGCGCGGCCTGTGACGCGCACCTGCATGGGGCCGGACTGCACAAAATCAGGCTCGATTGCGCTGATTCGGAGGTATTGATTTTGGCCTTTTGATGCAGCCGAAATGTCGGCTGTTTCAAACCAAGATGCGATCGGCTGAATGCTCTGCCCGTCAATTGCATCAACGCCCTGCTCGTGAAACCAGACTTTGTAGCCGCTGGGCGATGCGTCAACACCAGCCATCACAGGACAAGCATAAGCGTTTGAGTACGTCGAAGATGTGCGTCCATCGCCTGGAAGCTCGCTGTCATACCAGGTGTTCTCGCGCACGTTGTAAATCACGGCGTGCGTGCATTCGGTTGCCTCGCCTCTTGGGTAGCACCACCAGACCTCGCCGTATCGAGGAACCTTCATGGCAAAGACCTTAGACCGCTGCTGCGTGTTGAGGCCGTCAAAAAACCAATTCAGGTTCATCTGGTTTGGCACCTCACGCACCACGCCGTTGAACATCAGAAAACGGTCTACGCCCACCCAGAAGAACACCCCGTCGTAGTCAATCACGCAGTCTGGCGACATGATCGAGGTTTCGGTGGCGATCGTGTCAAACTGGAAAACGGTCGAGCCGCCGGTGAACGTCATGCGAATAACCGCGTCGTAGGCCCAGAAAATTCCAGCAGGTGCTGAGCCAGCGCCAGCGCGCAACGGCAGCCCTTTGATGATCTTTTGGCCCCACACGCGAGCGATGCCAGAACCCGCGCCGACCAGGTCAGAAGGCTCGCCAGCAATGGACCAGCCGATGATCCCGGCGGTGCCGTAGTACACCAAATACGGGTGCATGACGACGACGCCGCCGGTAGCGTTTGCGCCAACAGGAAGCGTGACCTCTGTCAGCGCGGCGGTGCCGGTCACATCTCCCAAGAAGATTTGGCCGCCAGCCGAGTTGTCGATGTGATCGTTATTTGGGGAAACGTGGGCGATCAAAGAGTTATTGGCGCTTGATGCCTCAAACATGTAATCAAACATCCACTTGTTGTCGTCAGACGCCACCAGTGTTGCGGGCGTTCGGTCCGTCACTAAAGAGCTGTTTTTCTGGGGATCAGTGGTGAACCGGCTTAATTCGCTAGGGCCGCCAGAATGAAAGTACACCAGGTTGGCTTGAGAGAAATTGGTGAAGCCGCGAGACACCTCGGGCAGATACTTGCTCACCGATCGGTAGCCGCCGATTTTGCGAGGCAGCCCGCGCTGAAACCGCACCCACTGGCCGTCGGTGTAGAAATCGCCATCAAACTTGGTGCCATCCCGTTTGATTCCGGGATTGGAGCGCAAAATCATTGTGCTTGCAGGCATCAGAAAGCTCCACCTGTTACGGGGCCAAGCGCTGTCCAGGCCTCGCTTTGAGTTGCGGACACAAAGATTGCATCACCAACCACGCCACTGCCCAAAACGCCTCGGGCTGAAGCTGCGCCGCCGGCTGTGAAAAGCGCGTTTCCGACGGTTGTCGCGCCCAAGTTGACGCGGGCACCAGAAGCAGTGGTGGAGCCAGTGCCGCCGTCAATTACCGCGATCGGTGTTGAAATACCAGATGTGTCAGCTTGCACCACATTAACGCTGTCGCAATACATGATGGCCGCTTGGCCTTGGCTGATCAGCAAACCAGCGGCTGCGGCGGTTTTAATGGTCAGAGAGTAAGAGCCCGTTGTGTTGTTTGTGACCCAATACTGCTGAACGGTCGGGGGCACAATGATTTCACGATCGCCAGTCAAAATTCCGGTGAAGCTGTATGCGATTCGGTTGAACTCCGATCCCGAAAGCGTGTACGCCCCAGATCCGGAAACGTCAATCGACGTGTAGTCAAAGGCAAAAACCGAAGCCTGCCCATAGCCGACCGAATAATAAGCAGAGCCATCGCAAACAATCGTCGATGACTCGCCCGGGTTGTAGGTTTTTGAAGAAGACCCATCAATAAAAACAGGCCCGGACGGATTGACAATCAAAGCCCCGTCACCAGAGTTCCGAAGCTCGATGAACCAATCAGAACCAATTGTTACCGGGTCCGGAAGCGTCAAAACGCCGGCAGCGCCGGTCCACATCATCAACTTTGCCCGATCTGCCGAGCCGGTTGTGTAATCTGAGTTGAAGTTAAAAACAGGCAAAGACTGCGAAAGCTGCGAGCCAACCGCAATCAAACCTGTGCCAGCCAATGCAGATGCATCGGCCACCGAGCTGGACGCACCATAAGCAACAGCTCGCCAAGTGCCACCCACGCTTGTGTTCACGGCCAAATACACCTGCCAGAGCGTGCCAGGCGTGACAACAACGACTTGCACGCCAGCAGCGTTTTTCACCGTGAAGTCATGCGCGCCTTTGTTGTTGAACAAGATCGTGTTTCCGGTGCCGGACTTGTCGGCGTCGGGCAGCGTGATGATTCGACCAGCCGCATCAGGCGTCACATCCATGATGCGAGCTGCCAAATTCGCCGAGGCTGAGGTTTCCTCTGGCCAGCTCAGCGTAATGTCTGCTGTGAGCGCCGTGGCGCTGTAGCTCACGTCGCTGGGATAAATGTTGGCTCCGCCAAAAACGTCGGTGTAAGGCATCAGGGTTCACTCCGGTTTGCGCTTCGATCCAAAATGCGCTTGAGGTCTTCACCGCTTAAGGCTTGTGCGGCGCGGTTGTACATGTTTTGCCACGTCTGGATTCGCTCGTCGTTCTTGAGAAACGGCGCGGCCTCAAGCAGCGTGGCATACAGCAACAGGTCGGGGGCGTACTCGGTGAGCCAGTTGGTCTGGAACTCCTCGTCAAGCAGCCTGGGCTGCTCGTAGTACAAAACCTCAAGGGTCTGTGCTGTGGCGGGTGTCGGCGCAAAAAGCCAGTGCTGGTAATCGTAGTCGGCGTAAAACTCAGGCTGCGCAGTGTCGGCCTCGTTTGGCCAGTAGTTGCGCAGGTACTCATAAGAGCGGGCAAACACCGGTTGATGGTCCACGGTCATGCTGATAGTCTCGCGCCAGCGGTCGGGCTTGAGATAGACGCCAACGCCAGATTGAAAAGGCATCGTCATGGCGCGAATGAAGCCCTGAATCTTCAGCTCACGAGCGATGCGCCGTTCGCCCAGTGTTACCAGGCGTGGAAGCTGCTCATAGACGATTTGGTCGCTTTCGGCTGTGAAGCCTCGCTCAAGGTAGCGCCGCACGTCTTCGAGCAGGCTGGTGTAAGTCATGGTGTACATAAGCTCTCCGCATGGGGATAAAGCCGCTGGTGCAGCGAGCGCAGTGTTGCGCGATTATAGGCTTGGCGGTGATTCCAAGGCAAACCCGGTTACCGGGCCACGCCCTTCATCTTCTCGGCACTGCGCAGTGTTGACATTCCGAGCAGGGCGAACACCAGCCCCATGAGGTCGGCGATGCCGAGGTCAGGGCGCGTGACGAGCTGCCCGGTTTGGACCACCTGAATGACCCAAAGCACGGTGGCCGCCAGCACGTAGGGCACGTAGTAAGCGAACAGCGCGATTGCGCAAGTCCAGCCGATTGCGGGCCGCCAGCCGCCGATGAACAGCGAGCCGCTGCCTGCCTCGGCCTTGTTGACCTCGATCTGCGCAAGGTCAAGGCGCTGGTCGATCTCTTTCTCGCGCAGGTCAAGCTCGCGCCGTTCTTTCTCGGTGGTGATCAGGTCGTCAGCCACCTTGCCAACGGACTCAATGATGGTGCCCAGGCCTAAAAAGTTCATACCACGTCCTTGAGCGTGCGGTTGATCCAGCCGAGCAGGAACTTTGCCTGCGTCTTGTCACGGGTCACGATGTCGCGGTAGCGCGCGATTTTCACCAGGGCATAAGCCATGACAAACTTCTCGGGGTCAATGGCGTTCAGCGCGGCCACGGTGCGCGAGCCCAGGCTACCGTCGGGCGTAGAGCCCACCACCAGCTGCGCCAGCTTGACCGCCACCGCCGGGCGGCCGGGGGCGCTGGAGTTGACTGCAAAGTTGAAGATCGAAGACGCCACCGCTTGGTGAATCAGGTGGTCTCCGCTGATCGGAAGCCAGTAGTTGGTGTGGTACCAATCTCGCACCAGAGCTGTGGGCGGGGTTTCGCCCTTGTCAATGTGAACCCACCCAGCCC